ATATCCTGTTTTAATAATTGTATATCAGATTTAAGGAGAATTCAAAGGGTTAAGTAGGGGGAGGGTGATTGGTGGTGTCTCCCCCCACAGACTTATTTTATATACTATTTTTTAGATGTAGTCAACTTAGATCCTTTAAACCAGGCTGGTAAACCTAATAAAGGTCTTTTATCTAATGCGTTTTCTTTAGCCGCTTTTGAATTAGCTTTGTTGTAATGTAAGAATACTTGTCCACAATTTTTACCTGTAAATTCTTCTCGCCAATGCTCTAAATCACAACCAGAATATATAAGCATATCACCAGGTTTTAGATCCACTTTAATACCTGCTTGACCTTTTTTACCTGTTGGATCTAGATAAATGGGCCATGGGTCGCCACCTAAATTTAGTGTGGTAGATATTTCACATGAATATCTATCTTTGTGACGAGCTAAAACATCTCCGTTTTTATATATTCTTGCATAAGAATAAGTCTCACTTAATTTTAATCCTGTATGTTTTTCCATAACAGGTTTTACTTCTTGTAACAAAGTTTCCATTGCAAGATCACCATAGTGTGAATAAGTATTTGGCACTTGGTCATCATTCCATACACCCCAATATTCCGTAAATGGTGATATGTACTTTGAATCAAATAATACTCTTGCAACATTTCTTTTGTTTTGAAAATATTTATAAACAAAATCTGCTAATTCTTTTGAAATAGCTCCTTTTAAAACACTGTATTTATTTTTTTTAAACGACATTTAACACTCCTTTTTATACATTATATTTATTACCATTCTATTTTTACAATTAGTTGCATTAGTTCCAAAATGCTCATTATTAGATGAAAAAAATACAGCTTTATTTGCTTTTGATTTAAATTTTTTATTACCTATTTTAGTATAACCATTATTAGTATTTACATAATATATAATACTTCTATGTTTAGGATCTAACGGATAATCAACATGTTTATTAAATTCTATTAATTTATGACTTATTGGATTTAAATTTGCTTTAATTTTTATTAAGTTTTTAACTTTAAGTTTTTTTAATAATGGTTTTAATTTTTCGAACCATGAAGAATTTATTTGATTATTATTAAAAAATAAATGAGTAAATTGGTAACTAAATAAATTATTGTCTCCTTTAACTTTTTCAGAATTAAAATACCAAGGAAAATATTCATTGCTCATTATATTATTTAATTCAGTGTATTGTTTTTTTGATAACACATTTTCTAAAACTTTAACTGACATTTAACACTCCTTTTGATATGGCCTGACAATTCCAATGTATAAACCTAAATGGTTCATAACCCATATCAACAATATATTGATGTGGCATATAAGATGGAAAAAACATTATTCTTCCTGGTTTAACTTTATAATAAACTTGAGAACTAGCATGTGATATTTTTGATTTATCTTTTTCAGGTAAAAGATTCATGACATTACCTGGTCTTGGATCATCAAATACTGGTAATGATGTTGATTCTGATGCTTTTAAAAAATAAAAACCAGATATATGCCCGTTCCAATGTGTGTGTAAAGTATGATGTCCACCACCTTTTTTAGCAAATTCTTGTACCCACATCTCTGTTATAAATACTTGATAATTAGTTAAATCAAAACCCATCTCACTTAACAGATTATGTGAGGTCGCACCAATATAATTTTGTAAATCTTTAAATTTAGGATCACCGATTAATGTGGTTGAATGAAATACATGACCCATGTCGCCTTTATCACCCAACTTTTTATTTCTTTCGTCTATTGTTTTTTTTAAATTTTTTTGTGACTCTTTTATATATTTATCAGAAGCTTTATTTAATTTATTAACAAATTTAGGTTCATCTGCCCACCATATAGGACATTTAAAATATTCTTCTAATTGTAATTGTTTTGGAAAACTCATTTAAATGGCCATCCTAAATTCCATATTACTAAACTTTTTCTTTCACCACTTTTAACTGGACACACTCTATGCCATACAAAAGATGGAAATACAACCAAAGATCCTTTAGGTAATATCTCTTTACATTTTACAGGCTTTCTTTTTTTATCAGGATCTAAATTTCTAAAATCAAATTCTAACTCACCACCTTTATAATCTTTTGGATCTGATAAAGTTACTGTTACTGATAATTTTCTAATCTTACCATGTGATGGATCGTTAGGTTGTTGTCTTACATATGGTCTATCCCAACTATCACAATGCCAATCATAATATTGGCCTTTTTTATATTTTGTAAACTGACAAGACTCAGAATAATCCCATTGAAAATTCCAACCTGCAGATGCATTTGCTTGATGAACATAAGGTTGTATTTCTTTATATACCCATCTATCATTCATCCACACAATATTAGAATCTCTTTTCTTTTTTAAATCTTTTACTTGTTTATTTGTTAATTTTTTATCACCAAAACCACCAGTTACTGCCATTTGATCTTGAATAGATTTTCCATATCTAGCAATATCATCACAAATTCTACTTGGAATTGCTGATTGAAAATACCAATAATAGTTTGTAAGGTTCATATGTCTTTATGAACTTATTATAACATTTTATTATGAAACTGTCAATGTTCCTGATGTTTTGAATACGGCAACTTTTTCTCCACCGGGATGTGTTCCTGTTAAATTTGTGCCAGGAGATACAGCTAATGTTGCACAACCAGGAAATCTCATAATTACCACTCCTGATCCACCTTCTCCAGCTGCAGGTCCACCATCTTTAGCACCACCACCGCCACCACCAGTATTAGCTGTTCCAGAAGTACCTGATCCACCTGATCCTCCGGCACCACCACCAGAACTCGCAGGTCCACCAGTTGAACAACTACCACCTCCACCACCACCAGCAAATGCTGTAGTTGAAAAAGGTGTTGCTCCACAACCAATTAAATTAGGAACTCCAGAACCACCGGCTCCACCATTGCTTCCTGAACCATTGCCTCCAGCACCACCGGCACCTCCACCACCACCTTGTGGTCCTCTAGGTGTTAAACCACCAGCACCATCGCCACCATCATTACCTTGAGGGGGACTAAACGGAGGAGTGTTTCCTGAACCACCAGGTGTAGCACCACCTCTAGCTCCACCTCCACCACCAGATCCTCCATCACCACCACCAAAATTATCATCTTGACCACCTTTACCACCGGCAGTCGCAGTAATCATTGTAGTTCCTTCAGAACCACCTGGATTAAATATTGAATTATTACCATCATAACCACCTGGGCCAGGTGATGTACTTTGTGCTCCACCTGCTCCAATTGTTATTGAATAATCTCCTTCTTCTAAACTTAATGCAGTAGCTCTTAATGGGCTTGGTCCATAACCAGAAGCTCTATAACCTCCAGCTCCACCACCTCCACCTGCGTTAGCTGAACCTGAACCACCACCAGCTACTACCATAAAGTTTACTCCTGTATAAATAACAGGAGGTAAAACCCATGTTCCTTCTTTTATAGCTTGAAATTGTGATTGCATAGACCACACACCAGTTGCTTTATTTAATTCTTTTATAACCACGACTCCTGATCCACCATTTCCTCCTGGATCTGGAGTTGCTCTTGAACCACCTCCACCACCACCTGTATTAGCAGTTCCTGCTGTTGAAGTTCCTGGACTACCTCCACCGTTTCCTCCACCACCAACTGGATTAGCTTGACCTGGACCACCTCCACCACATGGATAGCCTCCACCACCTCCACCGCCAGCTACACCTGAAACTGGACTTCCTGGAAAACAACCTGAAATATTTGTTCCTGCTCCACCTGCTCCACCAGTTGTACAACTTGCACAACCTCCAGCAGCAGCATTACCACCGCCACCACCTCCATGATATTTAGGAGCTCCTTTTCCTTGTCCACCTGGGTTTCCTTGACCAGCAGTTCCACAACCTGCATTACCATTGTTTGCAGCTTCACCACCTCCTGATCCACCAGAAGTGCATTGACTTGGTCCTGGACTATTTGCTGAAGACCCTTTACCACCACCAGTTGATGTTACAGTACAATTAAAAGTAGAATTACTTCCAGCACCATTAGAAGTTCCTCCGCCTCCAATAGTTATTGGATAAGGATTGCTTCCACAAACATTAATTTCTTGATTTAATAAACCACCAGCTCCACCTCCACCAGATGCACCTCCAAGTCCACCAGCTCCACCTCCTGCTACAACAGCAGTTTGAATAACTCTTGTTCCAGCTTGTGTAGTGATTGTACCTGTAGATGTTGTAGTTGTAACTTTACATTT